CAGGATTGGCTTGGTATCTTTTTGTTGCTGGGTCAAAGATAAACTTCTTGTTGGTGCTTGCAGGCATGCCCAACGTAGCTTCGCTGTATGGGCGCATGATTTCGCCAACGCCAGACTTGGTTGGGTACGCGCCTTTGCCCATCAGGAAGTTGTACGCTGCCTGCGAGTCGCCAGTCATCTTGTTGTACTTAGCGTCGTAGTAGCGGTTCTTCATCTGCTGGGCAGACAAAGGCGTGGCCTTAGACGCAATGTCAGGAGACAAGTTGATTTTGTCTAAGAAGTTAGCGTGCTCAAGGTCTGTGGCATTGGGGTTTTGTGTAACCCAACCGCGGTACAGGTCAAGCTGTGCGTTATCCGCAGCATTTTTAGCCGCAGACTGCGCAGTGATTTGTTGTTGCGCCAATGTCAGCGGGCTTGTTGTGAACGCAGAAGCACCGCCGTAATCAATGACTGGGCCTGTCGTGCCTGTAGTTGTCTCTGTGCCTACGCCTGTGATCTTGCCTTGACCAACCTTAGAGCCAATAACAGCGGCGTCACCGCTTGTGCCGGTGTATGTGCCATCCGTTGTAACGTTGGACTTGATAGCGCCGGGCGTTGTTGTAGCAAGCGTATTTAAGCCCGTAGATGTGGTGTCCGTCTTATCTTGCGAAACGTTTGTGTTGGTGCCTAAATTGACTGTGCCAGCAGTTGTAATCTTGTTTGCTGCCGCTGCTGCGTCTGCTGCGGCTTTGTCTGCGGCAGCTTTTTCTGCGGCTGCTTTTTCGGCTGCGGCTTTTTCTGCGGCTAGTTTTGCAGCGGCTGCTGCAGCGGCTGCTTCGGCAGCGGTCTTACCATCAGCAATGGCTTTATCTGCGGCGGCTTTAGCGGCTGCTGCGGCTGCTGCGTCTTGTTCCGCTTTTAGTTTAGCGGCTGCGGCTGCTGCTGCGGCTGCTGCGTCTTGTTCCGCTTTTAGTTTAGCGGCTGCGGCTGCTGCGGCTGCTGCGGCATCTTGTTCAGCTTTCTTTTTAGCGGCTGCGGCTGCTGCATCTTCCTCAGCTTTCTTTTTAGCTGCTGCTGCCGCTGCTGCGGCTGCTGCATCTTCCTCAGCTTTCTTTTTAGCGGCGGCATCGGCCATCATTTTATCGTACGCAGCTTTGTCTGCTGCAGCTTTAGCGGCTGCTGCGGCCTTTTCTTCTGCTTCTTTTTTAAGCTTGGCGTCCAGTTGTGCTTTAGCGTAGGCTGCTGCATCTGCGGCGGCTTTGTCGGCTGCGGCTTTTTCTGCTGCATATTTCTCTGCGGCAGCTTGCTGTCTAGCTGCTTCTTCGGCGGCGGCTTTGTCCGCCAACGCTTTACTTATAGCATCTTGCTCGGCTTTAGCTCTTGCCGCGGCTGCGGCATCGGCGGCGGCCTTTTCTTCTGCGGCTTTTTGTGCGGCTGCTGCGGCTGCTGCATCTTCCTCAGCTTTCTTAGCGGCTGCGGCAGCGGCTGCGTCATCTGCAGCTTTCTTAGCGGCAGCGGCATCACGAGCGGCAAAAATATCTGTTGTGGATTGGCCAGTAGCACGCTGAACGTCGGCATCGGTCAAGCCAAACTGATTCATCTGCTCTTGGGCTTGTTGCAAAGTTAAATTTGGGTTGCCTGCAAGTGCTGCATTGATATTGGCGCTTAGTCCGGCCAAGCCTCCACCTGTGCCTACATCTGGATTTAAAAGTGAGTACTGGGAAGCGGCAGATAAACCAGAAGCAGACAGCGCGTCTGCTAACGCCTGATCTGTAATGCCCGCGCCTGTAACAGCGCCTGTAAATTGAGCGGCTGTTGTGTCGGGTTGTGCTACCTGTTGGACAAAACGTTTGTTGTAATCGCCAAGCTGATCCATCGTGCCCGTAGCACGGGCAATTTGTTCTGTGCCAACTTTAAACTGGCCCATTGCGTCGGCAATAGCTTTATCGCTTGCGCCTTGGTTGGCCAAAAACCAGTCTTTAACTTGCTGATCGGTGACGCCACCATCAGCGTAGCCAGTCATACCGCCATGCGCCAAGGCAACAATACCGCCACTAGCGCCTTTGTAGATGTCGGAGAACTGACGATCTTTCCATTCGTTGGCCTTAACAGGAGCCATACTGCGGTACGTCTGCGTGTAAGGATCGTAGACCTTTTGACGGATGTAACCTGTATTGCCTAGTTCGGGCATCTTGGTTGTTGTGGGCGTCATCATGTCCGCCATGATTGGTGCTGCGGCTGCGCCCAGATATTTAAAGTTATCTTTAGCAAACTGCATTGGGTTTGCCATAGCGGTTTGCGCACCGGAAGCCAGCATGCTGCTTGTAGACGGTACTACCGGCGCAGCGCCTGCGGCAACCCCCGCACTGTCGGCCAAACTAGCAAGCCCTTCAGCGCCAAAACCTGCGTTTTGAGCGGCTAACATTGCCGCTTGAGATCCTGCACCAGTAGCCGCCTCGACGCCTAAAGCCCCAGCGACATTCCCAACCGTACTTGCTCCAGCGTTCATTAAGCTGTCGCCCAGACCCGCACCACCATACGCACCCAGTCCGGCCATGAGGCCACGAGACAAACTGCCAGTAGCCAAAGCAGTAATACCGCCCGTAGCAGCGCCTGCCATTGCCGCAGATAAACCCATACCCGCAGGGCCTAAGAACGCGCCAAGGGCGATAGGGGCAACAGCTTTGAACAGGTCTGATAACAGACCGGCTTCGGGTAAACCCGTAGTAGGGTTAATGGTCAGCGTCGTGCCGTTTGCTTGGGCAAATTGCTGTAAGTTCCGGACTTCTTCCGGCGTCATGTGTACGAGTAAAGAATCGTCACCGCGACCGTGCGCGGCTACCTGTTCGGCAAACTTATGCAGGCTCATTTTTGCCTCTCAAAATGGGGTTGTTTGATAATATCATGCTGGGAGCGCGGAGACAAATGTTATTGACCCGATCGCTGATGGAACTGCGGGGTACGGCATGGGGCTTGTTTGCGCGGCTTGGTAGTCAATGTAGATGCCTGTTGCACCACCGGAGGTAGCGGCTTGATCCGTGCCCCACCACAAACCCACAGAATGTCCTGCTTTTAAAGTAAACACTACTTCAGAATACCCGCAGACATAGCTTGGGATCCCCGCGCTTTTTCGAGCTTGAACAGTAAAAACCGTTGTGGAATTTGGCACATCATCAGAAGCTGTATCCCCATCTATACGCAGCCACACAATGGCATCATGCGCTGCGTTGTCGTTATTTGCAAACTGAAGGCTGTACGTAATTTTGTAGATGCCCGGAATCTGCGCCGTGGCGGTGCTGTCTGAATTTAGTGTAAAACCTGTACCAGCGTCCAAAGAATTCCACTGTACTATGGTGGGCGTATTTGCCGCTGTAGCGTATTGAAGTGCTTCATCCGACGCGGCAATATGCGGAAACGCAACGTACTTACCACCGTCTGGGCCAAACAATTCGCTAAACGCATTTTGTAATTGGTTGAAATACAAACGCAAAACGTTCGTAAACTGATCCTGATACCGGCGCTCGTATTGATCCGTGCCCAATGGTAAGTTGGGGGGTGCGGGGGTAATGATCCTGTTCTTGGTTGCCATCAGCGTCTGCCGTCAGGACGAATATCTATACGCGGAGCGCCAAGCTGCCAAGCTGTACCAATCTGGTTAGATCCAATCTTAAAGATCATCTGACGGCCACGCATGCGCGTGAAGATCATGCCTGTGAACTCTTCGGTAATCACGTATGCGCTGCTCTTAGCCACGGGTTGCGATGCCGTGCTTGTCACGCCCGAGCCTGAATTGGCCAGACCATAAAGCGTCATGGTGGCAGAAGGTGTAGCATTTGTAGGCGAATTTACGGAGTTCTCAAACGTCAAATCTGGGAGCACACGCCACACAAAACCAAAGTTATGGCCATCACCAATGTCAAACTCCGACGAGCTAATGTAAGCATCAATTGCAGCAGTTGTGGCTGTCTCATTATCGTTCAAGCCCTGCTCGTGGTTTACCAAGTTGTGGCTGTATGTAGCGGCCATGGGGAAGTCAAGCAGACCAGAATCCAGCCAAGCAGTACGCGCCATAGTGCCGTAGTACCAGACCTTTTCTAAGTAGTTGTACACCACATAGCGGTCAATGGTAAAGGAGTTAGCAGAGCAATAGAACCACCAGACTTCATTAAAGCCTTCGTTTGTACCAGCAAAAACTTGTGCGGCTTGCGACTGATTAAAGTCACTAAAAACGTAGCGGCGCAAGTCGCAGTTAAGCGTTTGCACACGGCCATCGTAGGAATAGAACTTGTCCACGCCCATCCAGTACACGATACCAGACGCAATAATGGCCGCGTTGGGGCCTTCAATCGAGATGTTGTCGCCAAGCAGTTGCGGTGCCCAGACGTAAGGAGGGCCAAGGTACTGGAGCGAGTACACAGCCGAGTCGGTAAACACCAGCACCTCTTGACGAGTCTGCACTGTGGCCACAATCTCAGAGCCGTGGGACACCCGCACAAAACCTGCTTGGTTAGTGGGGTCAGGTGTCCAGTTATATGGGTCATCCTGCGCAGACCAACGGATTAGCATTGGGTCTAGTACGCCTGAGCCGTAATCGTTACAGCCAAACACAAGAATGAAACGCGATGAGTCCGAGACCTGTATATTGTTCTGAAGAGTTGGCACGTCCACAATACGTGACACAGAGCCTGTGCCAGTAGAGGTGGTAAACATTTCAGCGCCTGAAGCATCCAGAAGATTAAAGTTCAAGCCGTCTACTTGGAACACGTAATACGTGACGCCAGCGGTAATACCTGTCGGCAATGAACCACCAGAGAACTGAAGCGCTGCGCCTTCCGTGTACAAAACTGTGGCGGTCACCAATGTGGCTACGCCTGTCACGGTACTGTTTGTAAAAGAGACTGTACCGCCAAGAGAGTTGAGCAGTACGCCTCGGGTATTAACCCCGCTGGTAGCATCCCAGTAGTAAAGCGCTCCACCGCGAGGGCCGTACACAAGGTCTTCGCCGTAGTTAATCTGGTTCCAAAGTTGAAGCCCGATAGTAGAAGTCCCACCTGTGCCCCAAACACCCGATCCCCAAGCACCAGCGCCCCAGCCTGTAAGCGGCACAGCATACGCAGGGCCTGCGTTTACTTGATATGCAGCAACAACGGCAGAGCCGCCATAAGAGCCAGCAGACAGCGCCGTGGCGGTTGTAATTGTGTATGCGTTGGAGTTAACAACTGTGATTTGGAACTCGGCGTTGAGTTCAGTAGCGTATGTGCCGGTAGCCCCAGAAAACGTAACGTACGAACCTGTCGTTGCACCATGAGATGCTGCCGTCACTGTAACTGTAGTTGTGCCGTTGGCGGTAAAAGGATTTGCGCCCAGCGTTGTGGTTACGCGAATAGGCGTGATGTCGTAATACGCGCCACCGGTTTGAACGTAAAACTTTGTGTTTGTGCCGACGCCAACCAGATTTAAACCACCGAGCGTTGTCCAGTTCCAGAGTGATCGGCAAATGCCGTCATAGGTAAAGCCAGAAATGCGCTGCCAGCCACCAATTTTTTCAGGGTTGCCTTGACGGAAACGAACTTTGTCGCACTCGTACCAGCCACCTTCCGTGGTGTAGCGGGTGTTCTCTTTATTGACGCCCGGCTTGAACAGTATTTTTTGTAATGGCATCGGTCAATCCAGTAAGGCGCACTCAGCGGTGCGGCGTTTTAGTAGCCCCGGCAAAACCTTGCCGCCACCCTTAGTCCAGAGCATCAATTGTTCTTTTGCCCCTTCCCAGTCATTGGCGTTGATTTTCCTCTTTAACGTGCTTGTTTGCAAGCGCCCAATGCCTAGGTTGTAGCAGAAATCTACGATGGCGTTAAGTTTACGTACGTCACCTTTTGCCGCCAAGACTAGCAGGTTGGGGCACTGACGAATAGCGCCGGGGGCGTAGGTGTGCAGAAGTTCCGTCATTAACAGCGCTCTGGCTGTTGGCTCGTCCATCGGGGCGTCCTGCAACGTTACCTTGCGGCCATCAGCGTAGTAGGTGGAGCCGTAGCCAATCGTGGCTACACCAGCCGGACAGAGGTAAGGTTTCGCCCTGTACCCCTCAAACCGACGGCATAGTTCGGCGGCTAGTTCTAGGTTCATAGCCCACGCTGCTTAAGAGTTCTATCGAGGAACCAGTAGTTAATTGTGCCGGACACCAGAGCGCAGAAGTCCACAGTCATCATGGTCTTGAACACAATTTCAGGAGACGCACCGGCGCGGTGGGCTTGCCAAGCAAACCAGATGTGGATAAACGACCACAGCAACATGATCCAGTATGTCACCACAGGACGCACGGATGCAGACAGACTAGCCGCCCAGCCGCCCGCAGCTTTGACCATTTCGGCTTGTTGGTTGATCGCAGCATTGAAGGCATCCATGACGCCCACGTCAATTGCAGCTTCTCTTTGCGCACCAATTTCAGCCAGCTTCTGCTGACCACGGATTTGTTCCAACTCGCACTGACGGCTAAACATTGCCATCTCATGTTGCCGCTCGTTCTTCTTGTCGAAGTACTTAAGTACTTCAGGGGCTAGACGGAAAATACCGCCTAGCAACCCACCAAATACACCACCACCAATTAGTTCAAACATTGGATTCCTTAATCGTAAACATTAGATTCTTGTGTGACGGGTAGTTCACAACTATTTCACCCTCTGGGCACTTGTATTTGATGTGCGCCATTAGCGTAGCAACGCCGGGTGTAACTTGTGAAGTAGTGTCTAGTTTGAACTTGTACCCAAACTTGTCCACTGTGTCGCTGGCGGGGCCTGAGAACGTTGCAATGCTAGGTTTGGCTGCGTGTACAACCAACTCAGAATCCCGCACTTCCAACTTAAACGATGTGACCTCGCAGTCGTCTCTGATCTTCTGTCGAGCCACGATAGCTTTGAACTCGCCGTTTGCAGGGGCGTCAGATATTTGGAAGTGCTCTGGTGCCCACTTAAGGATGTCTTTGTGAAATATACCAAACTTATCAGCAAGCGTATAACCCCCGCCAACCATTGCAGTTGAGGCAGTTACTGCGCCAATAATCTTGGTGTAATACTCAAGCTCCATCTCATTCCCAAATCCAAATTATCGTGTACGTGCCCCATACAATGAAGATGGTCACGAAGGCTGCAACGACAAACGCTTCAGCCCAGTCTCGCATGATTAGGGAGCGTCTGGCCAAGTGACTGTCCAAGGAAAGCCTGACTGAGCCGGAACATCCCGTAGTGCTTGGCGGTATGTAGCCCATGCGTTTTTGTCTACTGGCGCGTCAGCCAACTGAGTCCAATCAGACATTTGCAGTAAGCTGTCACGCTTGTCACGAACCTCTTGCTTTTCATTGTCCTCTTTAACTGCATTTTGTGCAGCTAATTCCTCGGCTGTGTACTTGTCAGCCTGAGTCCATGTCTGAGTCCACACGCCATCAACCAATATTGGCTGACCTTGTGTGATGACTTTCATCTCATCCTCGGCTGGCTGACCAGCAGGCTGTACACGCACATAGCCATCAGGCAGACCGCTTATGAAGTCTGTGGTGAATGATGTGTTTGGAAACCTTGCACGAATGTCAAATTCTGTGACTGGATATTCCGCTACTTGGTTGTTTTCTATTTTTGCAAACATGATTTACTCCTAATTATTTTCCAGCCATATATGGGAATGTGCGAAGGTTGCCGGGCCAAATAACTCTAATTGCACCTTGACGACCTATTACACCAGTGCCACTTGATGCATCATTACCACCAGCACCACCTCCATAAAAGCCGCCAACCCCTGCTGTTGATCCACCAGCAGCCCCACCCGCAGTTCCATTTGAACCTCCACGGCCATCATCATTTTGTGCTCTACCACCTATACCGCTAATTCCCGGATAAAGACCCACACCTCCACCACCGCCAGATATGGCCGTAGATCGGGAGCCACCGCCTCCACCACCGCCCGGAACTTGAGCATCACCTCCAGTATTGACTGCTGTTCCAGAACCATTACCACCATCACCAAGATACCCACCAGCACCGCCACCGCCTCCTGAATACGTACTATTGTATAAACCACCAGCACCGCCAGCACCGCCACCTATTGAACCACCAACAGTTGATCCATTTCCACCGCCTCCATTACCACCCCCACCCTCTGCCCAAACGGATGCAGTTCCAGTTGATGTTCCGTTAAACCATGTATTGCCGCCATAGCCACCTTGGTTGCCACCTGTTCCAGCAGTTCCACCAGCGCCAACAGTCAAGTTAATGGTCGCACCGGGAGTTACAGACAAATTGTTGTAGTACCGCAACCCCCCACCACCACCAGAATAAGAGTCAGAATCGTTTCTTGTACTACCACCGCCACCACCAATGCAAACAACAGAAACAGAAGTCACACCAGTTGGAACAGTCCAAGTTTGTGCGCCAGTAGTTGTTAACTCAGCCTGATTTGTGTTTTCAGAAGCGTTAGATGGAAACTTGTTTGCGCCAATAATGATGCGAACAAATCCCGGCGCCCCACTACCGCCTTTGCGAGAATCTGTGCCACCCCCGCCACCGCCACCGTAAGTTCCACCATTACTTCCATAACCAAATAATCCGACTACTGCGCCTGCTGCGCCAGCCGATCCAGCGCCACCACCAGTTGCTGCTGTACTTGATCCATATTGCGCACCTGTACCACCAGAACCGCTTGAGCCAGCACCTAAAACATAAACGCCGCCCCCTCCAGCGCCTCCTGAAAGGTCTGACGGAAACGTAGCACCACCACCGCCACCGCCAGCGCTACTACCAGAACCAGCCGATCCTGAAACTCCGTTTTCCGTAAAGTTCGTAGCACCAGCGCCACCAGCACCGCCAGTTCCAGAATATCCACCAGCGCCACCACCGCCACCGCCAGCGTAACTGTCATTAGGTTTTCCTGCTCCGCCTGCGCCACCAGCACCGCCAGAATATGAGCCTTTGCTTCCTCC